GAAGCTGCACCTGAAAATGTTACTGCTGACTTAAACGGACCATATCCTACAGCTAAAGGAATAACGTTATTAGCTTCTGATACAGAGTCTAAAATAGATGGTTGGTCAGGCAACCAGTCTTTAAATGCTATGCGTTGTGTAGGCATATTATGACTTCATAATAAATGCTAGTGCATAGTATGGTGGTAAGTTTTGGTTAGTACCACTTGAGCCTTCTGTAGTGTTAGATGTTGCTACTGTAATGCCTGTAGTTTTTGTTTCTAGAACATTAGTTTGTAACACAGCAGTTCCTGATGGAATACTTGGACTTGAAAAATTTAATGAAACACCAAAACCAGCACCTCCGCCACTACTTGAAGCATCATCACTGGCTGTGTATATACTATGTTTATGACCAGTGTCTGTAACTGTTGATGTTGCTGTATGAGTATGACTTACTACAATAGCATCTTTACTGCCACCAGTTTGTGTAGCAGAACCTGTAACTGTTGTTTTAGCTGTGCCAGAATCATCAGAAAATGCACCGATAATGAATCTATTACGCAAGTCTGGTGTTGAGCTTGTACCATCACATAATAGCCAACCACTAGGAATAGTAGCAATTGTTCCTGACCACATAATAATACCGCCACTAGGAAATCCACTTCCCCATGTAGGAGTGTTACCTGAACCTGCTGATAAAAGCACTTGACCACTTGCGCCTGCAGTTCCGTCTAGTTTAAATGCACCTGTAACATCTAGTGTGCCTGAAGAAACTAATGTACCTGCAATTGTAAATGGGTCACCACTAGAACCATCTTGTTGGTTTTTTAGTAATGACATTAAGCTACGAATAGCATTATTTACGTTAGCTGGTGAACATCCTTCAGCAATATTGATATTGGTAATATCCGTATTATCTGCTGCTGTTGCGCTAAATTCTGAAATTTTGGTTTTTGCCATTTGTTTTCCTTAATTAACTAGCCCTGACGAAGCCATGTATCTGTACTTGGAGTTGTATCAGTCCAAGTTTCTGTTCCTGCTGTAATTGTTGACCATGTATCTAAAGAAGGTGATATTGCAGACCATGTTTCTGAACCTGCTGATACTGGTGTCCATGTTTCTGCGCCTGGAGTAACAGGTATCCATCCTTCACCTTGTCTTGTGCCTTTAGCAGTAACTGTTCCTATACCTTCTACATAAGCAAAAGCTGAATATATAGCGTTAGGGCTTGCATTTACTGTGGCAAAACCATTTATTTGTGCTTTACCTGAATTTATTAAACCACCAAGTGCTAATACTGTAGCAGTTCCTGTAATAGAACCACTATCTAGCCTAATTCTGTTGTATGTGACTGTAACTGTAGCATTGGCTGTGATAGAAGCTATGCCTGATTGTAGTAATGACCCTATACAATTTACTGTACCTGTTGCTGTAATACTTGCTGAAGCTAGTGCAATAGAACCACCAGTAGCAGATACTGTAGCTGTTCCTAATATTGCACCACTACCAAACTGTGTTCTTGTAGCTAATGCAGATACGTCTGCAAATCCATTTATAACTGCACTACCAAATACTAATGCACCACTTAGGGTAACTGTAACTGTTGCAGTGGCATTAATACTTGCTGTAGATGTTCTAAAGCGTGTTCCTGATGCACTTACGGTTGCATCTGCTGTAATAGCAGCAGAACCTGTAACAAATTGTCCACTTACTACAAGAGAGCTAAATGGTGTTTGCGAAAATGCACTAAACCCAAACATTATATGCTTTTATAAGGATATTGTAATTTAACTTGGTCTACAGCATCTAACCATTCTTGTTGTGTTTTTGTACCACGTTGCCATTCAAAGAATATAGGGTCAGACTCTACAGGGTATGCTTTTGCTCTTAATTGGGATTGATTATTATTATAATTTTCAATTTGACTAGGTGTCATATAATCATCAGGAACTTCTGACTCGGTAACTTCTCCTGTAATCACTGTATATAAAATTGAATTATCACATAAATATCCGTCAGATAATTTATCAATTTTAGTAAAGGCACCAAAAATTTCGCCTTGTGTATTTGTTAAAATATATTTCATGTTTTATCCTTTAAGAAACAAATGGGGTTGGTAAAGTCTGAACTGCACATAGCCCACCATTAAATGTAAGATAGTTTGTTGTTGTATTGCTTAGGTTTAAATATACACAAGCTAATGTGGTTGCACTATTCCATAAATAAAGAGTTACTGGTGTTAAAGCAAGACTATTTTCTGATGATCTCCTTGAACCAACACTTACATTAAAATGTTCGTAATTCATGTTGTAGCTTGCATTTGTAGGATCAGCATTAATGATAGTAGAGTCTTCGCCTACAAACCATACACTACTTGCAGAAACAGTATATGAGCTACGAATATTAGGTAGTGCTGAAACAGTATTACCAACACGCCCTTTATTTTGTATGGTTGCATAATTTTTGGATGCAAAGTTTTTATAAGTAGCCGTTGTAAAAGATACAGTTACAGTAGCAGTTCCTGTATTAGCTACCGCAACGCAATAACCACCATTTGTAGTTGAATAAGCTACTTCACTGGGTACCCCATATAACATTTTTGAACCCGAAGAATTCATTAAAATTAAATTTCTTCCTTGACCGCTAGTTATTATAGGAATTAAATTATTAGCTATTGCAGTTGTTTGCGATGTTCTAGTGCCTACTGATATAGTATTTGTTCCTGTATTAAAGTTAATAAATGATGGGTTAGTTACTGAGTTAGTCTCCGCTACAAAAGTAGTTTGACTTGTAGGAGAAACACTGTAATAAGTGCCAGATCCACCCGCTGAAGCTAGATTAGCGCCATTTCCTGTTGCAGTAGCAAGTGTAACAGTTGTTCCAGAAACATTAACTTGATATGCATACGCATAGTAATTTGTGCCAGATGTTCCAGCTTTCCCGCTACAAGAAATAAACCAATTACTTGATTTTGAATATTGACAGAAACTACTCGCAGTTGTAGATCCCATGCCATCAGTAAAGCTTGGACCAAATTGAGAAGCCGAAACATATAAAGTATTTGATACAACAGCCCATCCATAATGTCTGGTTCCTGTTGCAGCAGTGTTACTTTGGAATTGATCTGTTATGACAGATACTAATCCACGATCTGATCCATTAGAATCAATATTTATTCCTTGTATTCTATTTAGACTTCCTACACTACCTAGTGAAACAGGGGTTGCAAAAGTAAGTGCTTTTGTTGATGTATTAATTGTTACTAATTGAAGATATGGAATTCCTGCATTTCCACCTATACTCGAAGCATATACAATTAAAAATTGTGTTGCATTAACAATACAATAAGTTTGGTAGTTATATGTTGTGCCTGGTAGAGTGTAAGCAGTAAATACTCCACTAGTATTCATACTAATGTCTCCAGCGCTTACAGAATCTTGGATATGCCATACACCATTAGCAGTTGAATTATCTTCGATGTTTAAAGGAAATGCTGGTAATTGGACAGGGGCATTACCTAAAACTTGACTTGGTAATAAATACTCTCTTATCGTTCCTCCAGTATCTTTAACTGCAACAGAAAAAATAGAAGTATTGTAAAAATAAAAATATCCTGAGCCTGTTGTTAAAGTAGTCATGTCAGGTAAGGTAACTGAACAATTTTCTTGATCTGCCGAAATAACTTGTAATTGATTGCTTGCTGAAGTTAAAGTTACATTGGTTGTGCCTGTGGTTAAAGTAACATAAGAAGCACCTGACCTAGCACCACTTGCTGGTGCAGCACTTGTCCATGTAGTGCCGTTAGAGGTTAATACATTACCAGTTGTACTAGGGGCTACAAAAGTAGGAGCAGATGTACCATTACCTAATAATACGTTATTAGCAGTAAGTGTGGATGCACCTGTGCCACCATTGGCTACTGGAAGTGTTCCTGTAACACCTGTAGTTAAAGGTAGTCCTGTAGCGTTTGTAAGAGTTGCAGATGCTGGAGTTCCTAATGCAATAGCATTACCAGATGCGTCTAAATATAGACCTTTTTCAGCAGGATAAGTTACAAATACATTCTTTGTGCCAGCACTAAAGTTGACTGCTGAGCCACCATTGCTAGACTCTAATATGGTATCACGAGATAAAACAGTTCCTAAAGCTGTATAAGTGCCAATACCTACTTCCCATTCTGTGCCACCTACAATAGCGTAGTAAGTAGTATTACCATCACCGATAACAGAGAATGATTGAAAGCCAGATACTGCACCTGTAAGCGTAAACGTACCTGTGCCTGTGGTAGTAGAAGTCTCTTGGACTCTATCCTTGACGACTAACGCCATGGTTTATCCTTAAGCTAATGTAACTGAAAGGTTGCCTGTTGAAATCTTAAAGATATCACCAGAGTCAATTGTTTTAGATGTATCTAAAGGCGAATGATATAAAAGATTACCTGAAGTAGCAGCATCATTAATACCAATCCAACCTACTGTACCCCATGAAGCTGTTGCTGTTGGGAAAGTAACGTCAGCAGAGTTTGTAGTTACACCGTTAGATGGTGCGCCAAATGTAACTGCTGTTCTAGCATAGCCTGTACCAGATGTGCTAACTTCTGTACCGCTACCTGCGTCTGTAGGGTCTGAAGTCCATAGTGATACATATACCGTTGCTACAGATGTGTATGTTGTGTTACGTAGAGTTGCATTAATAAGTGCATTCTCTAAAAAGTTACTCATTTCTGCCATAATATTTTCCTTATCGTGGTGTTACGTTTAGTGTTGTGTATGCGTATGTTTGACCTAAGTCGCTTGTTTTAATATTAGCAATAGCTCTATCGTATAATGCTGACCATGTTGTTACTCTAGGGTCGTTCATCAAATAAGGTTCTGCTTCTGCTAATGTGGCGTAAAGTAATGCGTCTGGGTAGTATGCTAAGAACAAGTTACTAGATGTTGTGCTAGAAATAAATGTAGGTTGAGCATAGTATAAAATTTGAATGGTGTAACTTGAGTCTTGGCTAGGTGCAAATTGGAACTCTGTGCCTAACATTGTAAAGTAGTGTGAACGACCTGATAATGTTGTTTGACCATTACGGAAGAACAAGTCAGGTGATTGGAACTCTAACAGAATAGGTGGGTTACCTTGAAAGTGCATCTCTCTTAACTCTAAGAAGTCAGTAGGAAATGCTACCTTGCTATCTGTAGGAGTAGTTGTAGCTACTTTTAACATTCTTTCTGTTCGTAAGTCACGACTCATTCTTAACTGTGCCATCTGAATAAAGTCAGGTATGACAGTTGTCAAGTCTGTTCGTGCTAAGTAAC